ATGTGAGAGCAGATGTAAAGGCAGAAAGAACATCAGCACTTACTGCAGCGATAGGCGCAGATGAACAACCATTAGTACAATTGAAAGAAAGCCTTGATTCTCGCTTCAACGAATTAAACAATTCTATGAAGAATATCAAGATGATTAAGGATACTGCAGACAGTATCAAATTCTCTATCGATGGAATTATTCCAAGAGTTGCAGATCTATCAGTCCACAGCAAATTAGATCTTTTATTGAAAGCAAGCGCAATGGATGCAGTTGATGATGTTGATCTTCCAGATGGCAAAAACAGACCACGAAATAAACCTACTAAACCAGGTGGTGGTGCTTGGAAAAAAATTAGAGGTGGATTGAGTCGTGCTGCTCGACTTACGCTAGGAACTGGCGCGCAAGCTGCAACTGCAGTTGGTGCTGTTGCATTAGTTACTGGTGGTGCTGCTTATGTGGCTTCTGGTAAAGCTGCAGATGTAGCAAAAGACTCAATGAAGGAGTTAGAGACAAAATATGGTCTCAAAGTCCTTTATGATTCTAAAGGTGCTACAGTTGGGTATTCAGTCGGTGGAAAAAAATACGGTTTAGATAATCTTCCGCAGGAATATAAAGATTTAATTCTAGCATATGGTCCTGGCGACAAACGTAATGCATCAGCAAGAGCAGCCATTGAGAGAATTAAAGCCAATCCCGAACGATACAAAATGTTGGAGATGGGATACAAATCTAAACCTGCAGGAATGACCATCCCAGAACCATCATTGATGCCTGCACCAGCTGTCTCAATCAAAGCACCATCAGTTTCTACTGCGCCAACAAGCCCAGTCACAGCTGCAGTAACTGCAGTTAAATCTACTGTTCAAAAAGCAGTATCAGCAGGTGGTCAAGCAACAATGGCTACTGGAGCAGCAGTTGCTGCTGGCGCAAAGACTGGCGTTGAGAAAGTTAAAGATATTATTGTCGGTGCTGCAAAAAGAGTTGGTGTAAATCCTGGAATTATGTTAGCAATGGGTCAACAAGAAAGTTCATTCAACCCATCAGCACAACCATATATTAAAGACAAGAAAACTGGTGAGAGAAAATTGCTATCTTCCGCAAAAGGCATTTTCCAATTTATCAATAGTACGTGGGATTCTATGGTCAAGAAGTATTCTGCTCAGTATCCAGAATTACTTAAAGGTGCTTTTGATCCTGAAGCCAATGCATTGGCTGGTGCATTATACGTTAAAGAAAATTCAGAGTTCTTAAAGAAACGAGGCGTGCCTGTAACTGGCACTTCAATTTATGCAACTCACTTTTTGGGACCAGGTGGAGCTGCAAAATTATTCAGTGCTTCAAAAGATGCAAATGCATCTGCAGTCATGCCACAAGCAGCTGCTTCTAATCCTCACATTTTCTTTGATAAGGGTCGACCAAAAACAGTTCAAGAAGTTATTGACACGTTGTATAAAAAAGTCGGATCAAAGGCAGAAGCGTTTCAAGCACAAGTTGATAGCGGGAGGATTGGATTAGCTGAGCCAACTCAACCAATGTTGGCTTCTGCAGCCCCAACTCCAAGTGTATCACCAGCACCAAAGACCTCTGGTGTTGAAGCAACACAGCAATCAAGACAATATGATACAAATAAGATGGTCGCATCAAATGCACCCGCTCCTGCTCCTGTTGTGATTAATAATAACACAGGAAGTAACAAGATGCCACCGCAAGCACCTAAACAAGCACTGCCAATGGCATCAACAAGACCTTCAGAGAATACATTTAATAGAGCAATTTCTCGAGACTTTAATCACCCAACATCATTTACTTCTACAGTTGTGGCATAAAAAAAGGGGGACTTAAAGTCCCCCCGAAAACACCTACCGTTTTCTAATCAAATTACTCAGCAGCAAGTTTCTCGAAGAACGCCATGTCGTCATCTTCGACGCTAACATTCTCAGCAGTCACCTTCTTGGCTGGAGCAGAGCGAATGACAGGAGCGGCTGCTTCCTCATCATCAACTCGCTTGGCAGTTGCACCAGACACACCACCAGCACCAAGAACCTTGTCCAACTTCGCCTTCAATTCATCATAGGACTTGAAGTTTTCAGGCTTCAAGAAATCCTTGAGTGAATAAGCAGACTTCCAAACTTGTTCAATCTTCGCATCGTCGCCGTTATGCAATGCAGCAGGAGATTCAAACTCCGACTTGTCATAGTTGCGATAGCCTTCAACGTTGCGAATCTTGATCTTGAAGTTTGCACCCTTCCAGAAGTCAAAGGGATTCATTGGAGTCTCATCAGCAAATTGAGGTTCGAGTTGCTCCTTGATCTTGTCGAAAATTTTCTTTCCGAACTTGAACAAGAATACCTTACCTTCATTTTGCGGACGCTTGGCGTCAGAGATCACAAGAACGTTTGCAATGTACGTCAACTTGCGCTTTTGTTTGCGAGCAATTTCTTTGTTTGCTTCGATACCTGAGTTCCACAGAACAGTGTTGTACTCAGAAACAGGATCGGTCTTACCAAGTGTGGTGAGAGAATTCTCAATGTACCAACCACCTGGACCTTGGAAACCGTGCGACCAGATTTGAACCCACGGTAGACCATCTTCACCGTCAACGGCTGGCGTATCGAGGAAGCGGATAACTGCGTATCCGTTGCCAGCAGCGTCAACTTCGGGTTGCCAAAAACGATCATCAACGTTCTTGCCACCAGTGTTGCCAGCAGAAGATTGCTCAACTGCTTTCTTCAACTTATCAAGAGAAGAACTCTTGTTCTTTAGATTTGATAGACTCATTTGTATTCTCCGTATAGCGTAGTATTAATGTATATCGACTTGTCCACTTTCTTCATTACCATATCATTATATAGCATTTTCGTTAGCAAGTAAAGTTTCCTTTGTCAGTTGCTTATACTTGTCAACGTTCACCGCAAGAAAAGCACCATACTTGCGCACCTTTCTTGACACTTTGGGATAGATGATATCATCTGAAATCTTCTTGTCCCAAATTTGTATAAAGTTGAAGATGTTATTAAGAATTACAAGAGTCTCAATCGTAACATCTTTTTGGAGAAATGCCACTAACAGTTTTGGAAACTGCCCATCTTCAACTTTAAATAAATTGTTAAACTCTTTTGGATCTGGGCAAATCTTTTGCAAGTCTTCGACATAGACTTTGCTCATGGAATCGGTGGTTCGTTTCCAATCCCGATAAGTTTCTTCAGCCTGATCTTCAAGAAGTGACTTGGTCCAGTTATCATCACTGTGTACAAAATTAGCAACCAGAAATGGAACCATCTCATCGTCGCGATACTTGCGCGCAAGGCGGTGGAATAGAAACTTGTCACGACGTTTTTGAAATGCATCTACTGATACTCTAGTTTTGCCATCGTATTGAAAGAAGTTATAACTCTCTGAAGTGAAATGTAACTTGATGGCTTGATAGATGCAATACAAATCGTATCCATTCATAGAGGCAGTCGACTTCCTCGCGGCAAAAATCTCAACTCCATTGCCTCACCTTCAATGATACTCTTCAAAGAGTCGTTGATCAAACTTGCAGCAACTTCAATCTCAAGATTATTTCGTTCACAGTATGAAGTAATTGCATCCATGTGATCAATCTTTTCTTGAATCGCCAGATTCATGATCATCATAGAAAAGTTATTTTTTTCTTCGCGGCTTGCCATATTAGATCTCATATTCGCTCAAGGAATTGTTCAACTGCTGAGTCACACGAACAAACGTTGTGCGCTTACTCAACTCTTTCAATTCACTTGCCCCCACATAAGTGCATGCCGAACGTAATCCACCCAAAATATCTTGCATAGTTCGTTTTACCTCACCGCGATATGGAATCTCTACAGTCTTGCCCTCAGATGCTCTGTAATTGGCAACACCACCATTATGCAGATCCATTGCAGTATCAGAACTCATTCCGTAGAATTTATTTCCGCCTAGTGCACTTGCTCCGCCTTCTTTGTGACCAGCCAACATTCCACCAAGCATCACAAAATCGGCTCCCGCAGCAAATGCTTTCACAACGTCTCCAGGAACGGAACACCCTCCATCCGCTATAATATGACCCTGCAGACCATGAGCAGCATCAGCACACTCGATAACTGCACTCAACTGCGGGTAGCCGACGCCTGTCTTTTTGCGTGTAGTGCAAACAGAGCCAGGACCAATACCAACTTTCACGATGTCAACACCGCCGAGAATTAATTCCTCAGTCATCTCTGGTGTAACAACATTTCCAGCCATCAATACAATATAAGGATAACGATCGCGGAAATGACGAACGTAGTTTACAAAGGCTTGCGTATATCCATTCGCAACGTCGATACAAACATACATGTATCGATTTCCAACTGCGTTGTATACCTCATCGAATTTCTTTAAATCTTCTGCAGAAGTACCAAGAGAATAAATGGTGCTGTCTAATCTCCGCGCAAAGTGACTGATTAATTCAGGTGCACCATAATGTTTAGTCACAGCAACCATACAATTATGTTTTTCAAACTCTAAATCCATTTCAAAAGTGCCAACACCATCCATGTTGGCAGCAATAATCGGAACACCTTTCCAACTATTACCACTTCTAAAAGTAAATGTTCTTTCTAGATTTACTTCGCTTCTTGAAGAAAGGTTAGAACGCTTCGGGATAATGAGGACATCTTTATAGTCCAACTTAACATCTTCAATGATTCTCATAGAACCTCAATGATAAAAAATATGCTGGCCAATCTTCTTGATGAAGCGTTTGCGTTCAGCCCAAGCAGGATCAACATAGTCTGCGTGGAAATATTTTGCAGATCCAATTATACCATACTCTCTGTCAAAAATCAATATAGTCTCAGCAATTTGCAAGGACTCTTTCCATGCTGAACCATTGCGTATTGTTT